TTTGCAGACAAAAATAGATTTGATGGAAGAGCCAAGCTAGGCCTACCATCAGGTGTAAAATAGTATTATAATGAGGTTATATGTTACAAAAATTAGGATTCCTACCAGGGTTCAATAAACAAGTTACCGACACAGGTGCAGAAAGCCAATGGGTTGAAGGTGAGAACGTACGTTTTAGGTATGGTACACCGGAGAAGATAGGTGGTTGGAATCAATTAGGTGAATCAAAACTTACTGGTGCAGCTAGAGGTCTACATCATTTAGTTAGTACAGGTTCAATTAAATACTCAGCTATTGGCACTAATAAAATTTTATATATTTATTCTGGTGGTGTGTTTTATGATATCCACCCTTTAGTTAATCCAACAGGTACAGCTATTACAAGTGCATTTAGCACGACCAACGGATCACCAACCGTCACCATAACTTTTCCAGGAACACATACTTTTGTAGCAACAGACATTATATTATTTAGTGACTTTAGTGCTATTACAAACTCTAATTTTAGCGCAGCAGATTTTAATGATAAAAAATTTATGGTAACTAGTGTACCTTCACCTACTACTATTACTATTACAATGCCTAGTAATGAAACTGGTTCAGGTGCAACAACATCTGGTGGAATTAAATATTATCAATACTATCACGTAGGACCAGCAGAACAGTTAGGTGCTTTTGGTTGGGGTATATCTTTATGGGGTGGTAATATTTTAGGAGTACTAACTACTACTTTAAACGGTGCATTAGGAGATAACACAAATGGTAATAATGGTTCTGCTACAGAAATTACTATTGGTAGTACGACAGGTTTTCCAAGCACGGGTACAAATTTTATTCAAGTAGGTACAGAAGAAATTTCATACACAGGAGTAAATGGAAATAAACTTACAGGTATAACAAGAGCCGCAAGAGCAACTACAAGAGCAGCTCACAATAATGGTGTTACTGTTACTAATACATCATCTTTTACCGGATGGGGAACTCCTGCAGCTAACACAGACTCAGTAACAGATCCTGGTCTATGGTCCTTGGACAATTTAGGTAGTACATTAATTGCATTAATTCATAATGGTGAATGTTTTAAATGGGATGCAGACGCAACAAATGCTACAGGTAACAGAGCTGTTATTATTCCTAATGCACCAACAGCATCAAGGGACATGTTAGTATCTACTCCCGATCGTCACTTAGTATTTTTTGGAACAGAAACAACTATTGGAGATAAAACATCACAAGACGATATGTTTATAAGATTTTCATCACAAGAAAATATAGAAGATTATCAACCTACAGCGATTAATAGTGCGGGTACACAAAGACTGGCCTCTGGATCACGGATCATGGGTGCTAAGCTTGGTAGAAATGCAATTTACATTTGGAGTGACACTTCTTTATTTACTATGAGATTTGTTGGAACTCCATTTACTTTTGCTTACGAACAAGTTGGAACTAACTGTGGATTGATTGGTATGAATGCAGCCGTTGAAGTTGATGGTGCTGCTTACTGGATGTCTGATAATGGTTTCTTTAGATTTGCTGGTAAACTAGAATCAATGGATTGTTTGGTTGAGGATTATGTTTATGATGACCTTAATACAACCTCTAACCAATTAGTTTACTGTGGTATTAATAACTTGTTTGGAGAAATTACTTGGTTCTATCCAACGACTACATCTAATGTAGTTAATAGAGCAGTAACTTATAGTTACTTAGACTCAACAGCAAAAAGACCTATATGGTTTACTAATGCAAGTTCATTGTTTCCAAGAAGCACTTGGCAAGACTCAGCAGTATTTGGTTTACCACATGCAACAAAATATAACGCCAGCGATGATGCATCGTTTGATGTTGAGGGAAACACTGAAGGAGTTACGATATACTTTGAACACGAGACAGGGGTTAATCAACAAGAAGCAGGAACCACGGCTGTAGCTATTCCAGCTAATATTACTTCTGGTGATTATGATATTACACAAAAAATTGTTAGAGGGGCTGCAACAAACATGGCCGACCTTAGAGGTGATGGAGAATCTATAATGAGAATTAGTAGAATCGTTCCTGATTTTATCGCACAACAAAATAACGTATTTGCACAATTAGATGTTAGAGATTACCCTAATGATACTGCAGCAAGTTCACCTTTAGGACCTTTTACTTTAACACCTAACACTACAAAAGTAGACACCAGAGCTAGAGGTAGAGCTATAGCTCTTACAATTTCAAACACAGCAGTAGACACTAGTTGGAAACTTGGTACTTTTAGATTAGATATACAAGCTGGAGGAAGAAGATAATGGCAAAGATAGTACAAACATTAACTAGAGCAAGTCAAGAATATGAAGAAGATATAGCTCAGTCTTTAGTTAGAGATTTAGATAGTGTGTTAGAGAAATTAAACACAACGTTTCAAGAAGAATTAAAACAGGAGATAGAAGCTAGAAGTTTCTTTTTAGATTAATGGCAGTAGTAAATCAATATAAATTTGTAGGTATAGATAATAACACAACAGGTGGTGCACTTACACCATTAGGATCTGGCAATCCTTTGGTTAGTGAAACATATGTTATAAAATCTATACTTGTTACATCAGCTGGCACACCAAGTGTAACAATTACAAACAATAGTATTACAGCTATTAAATCGGTAGCATTAACAGCTAATCAAACAAAAGAATTATTAACACAACCATTGATAATTGAGGGTGGTACATCTTTTACAGTGCAATCAAGCACAACAGACTCGTTTGATGTAGCTATCAGTTATTTAAACATTAAAAAAGAGGTAACAACATAATGGAAGTACTACAAGCAACAGTGGAAGAAACATATAGACATAAGGAAACTGGTGAGGTTTTTAAAGAGAAAAAAGACTGGGAAGCCAAAGGTTATAAACCAGAGGACATGGCACAGGACGTAAAAGTTATCATGCCACCTCTTGATTTATTCAGTAAAACAAAGTAAACTAACAAACTCAGGAGAAAAACATTATGGATGAAGAAATTTCAATGAACGAATCAATACAAGCTGGAGCACCAGACATTAACTACAAACAAGGTGATGTTATGATGGGTGGCGGCGAAGATCAACAAGGCAAACAAATGGCAGCTTCAATCTGGGAACAAATGGAACCAGAACAAAAGCAACAATTTGGTAGCTTTGATGCTTTCTTTCAAAGTGGTATCTGGAAACAAATTATACAACAGATGCAACAAGACAATTCAGGAATTAAATCACAAGCACCTAACATGAGTATGAACGAAAATGTTAACGTGGCAGAGTCAATGCCAGGTGGTGGTATCGCTGATGTTAACATGAGAGAAAATGTTCAGATGGCTGCTAACGGTGGTCTGATGGGTCTATACAACAGAGGCATGTAATTATGTCCATAATGGATTTAAAAAAGAACGCCCCAAAAGGAGAGTTCCTAGCTTATATAAATAAAGAAGAAGCAGCCATGCTTAAGAAAGCTGGTGGCTCTGGTAAATTAGTAAATGGTATTCCAAGTTTCAGACCTGAAGATTATGGTCAAGAAGCTAGATCAAAAGAAAAAGGTTTTGATCAATCAGATTTAAATAATCCTTATTCAAACGCATCACAAAACAAACAGGCAGCAGAAAATAAAGCTATTGCAAACAGACAGAAAGAAAGAGTTGAAAAAATAGCACGTCATGATTATGGGCCAAAGAAAAATATTTTTCAAAAAATAGCAGCCTACGATAAAAGATATAAAAATGCCTGGGCAGCTAAACAAAAACAAAAACAATTAACAGCTATTGATAAAATGATTGCAAAAAATTATGTAGCTAATCCACACATGGATATTGCTGAGATAAGAGATGCGTTGATGTCTCAGTATGATGGAACAACTAACACAATGAAAGGGTTAGAAGGTTTTAATACAGCATCTATAAATTCTATTACTCCTACATCTTTATATGGAGGTAAAATAGATATTAATAAAAATATAGGAATGAATTACGGACCAACTCAATTAGGTCCTTTGGGTTTAAATACAAAAAATGTTAAAGGTGAACCTTTAGGTACAAAATACATGGATACTACACCTTCATTATATTCTCACCCATCAAATACTCCAAGTATTATGGGTCAAATATTAGGTAAAGTTTCTCCACCCAATATAAATAATTTAATGTCTTCGTTTAATAAAATAAATCAACTATCAGATATTCAACAAAAAGGTGTTACTCAAACTGAAATTGATGATTATTATGACAGAGCACAGGGTAAAGGTAAGTATGATATTTTCGGTGGAGGTGACGGCGATGGTCAACAACCTTTGATACCAATAAACTATAACACTGGAGCAGCAACTACAGAAGCTGTAGAACCTTACACTAATGATTTTACTTATAGAATGGGTGATCAAAATGTTATCTACGAAAACTACGGTACACCTGGTTACAGAACCACGGCAGCTGAAGGTGGGATCATGGGCACTAGAGCAAGAAGAGCTATGGGTGGAATCATGAATAGAATAGATCAGAGACAAGGATATGGTTTTGGTAGTATAGTTAAATCAATTACTAAACCATTTAAATCTGTAGCCAAAGCAGCAGGAAAAGTTTTAAGTAGTGACGTTGGTAAGATGGCATTGCTAGCAGCCGGTACTTATTATATGAGTGGTGGTATGAAATTTGGCGGTGCTAAAATGTTTGGTAATACAGCCAATTCTACTTTTATGGGAAACCTTGGAAGAGTAGGAA